GGTGCATCAGGTGATCCTTGCGACTGCAGGCGCAGAAAAGAGAACGGTCCAAATTTTCTTCCAGAAGTGACTGGTGCAGGCCATCTAAAAGATGAATGGTTTACAGTTTTGATGACTGGCTGCAATCAAGAAGCAGCTCTCGACCACTATATTCAGAAAGATGATAATTTATATTGTATAGCCACAGGAAAAAGCGGCTCATTCGGAGATCCATATTGGAGCGAATCCGATTGCGCTTGGATATACTGGACTCAACGAGTGGCTCGTTGTGATGGTGAAGATCCGGATGTGATTGCAGACCCTGACAATGCAGAGCGAGCTATTAAAATTAAGAGATACTGCCCTTCTGGGGCGGCAAGTCAGACACTCACAGACAGAACCCTATTTCCTACCCCTACAACAGAACCCGGCTCATTCGGATCTATTGACGAAGAGGACATGATTAATTATGCTTGGTGCCAGACTGGTAACTGCGTACCTAACTGCACATCAGGAGCAGCCCTGTTTGCTGTAGGAGAGTATGTTACTATCAACTCAGCCACTCAGAGTGCAATGACTTACTTACACGGAGCATGGGACCAATCTGGGACATTTGACCTATCTAGTTCCGGAGCTTCGTGCAATGGGATAGCCTGCGGCTTCAATGTAGGCGTGGTAAGTGGTCTTTCAGGTTGCGACATCCTCTCCGATAACTGGAAAGTTTCTCGTAGAGAATGGGGTAATCATAACAGCGAACCAGATTCCCGCGATTGCACATGGGGATATCAAATCGAATTCACTGGTTGCACACCATGCAGCGGAAGCACGCCAGTTACGTGCGACGCACTGGGAACAGGAATGGCACCCAATTACGACGGTCCATTTAGAGAGTGGTTTATACCAGAATCTAGCCTTACATCAGGATCGGGGTGTACGGGTGATGCTTCATGTGGCCCGTGTGTCTTCCCAGTCTCAATGTTTGAAGTAGGAGACTACGTTAAAATAGACCAACCGGACGCAATATGGATAGGCCCTACGACTGCTGTTAGCGGATATGTCAAATCGCCATTTAGCGGTGGTTTCTATAGCGGCTTCCTTATTGATTTCGCAGTATCCGGAAACGGACAAAACCACACCTCAACAGAACCATTCTACACAGGATGTGCTGGTGGCGACGAAACAGCTATGTGCAGCTGGGTGTTCTCGGAAACGGGCGCAGCCGGACCACAATATCCCGGTATCGGACATTGGGAATTGGATAGTTCTGGCCTATGCGGAGATTGCTGTCTCGCAACTAAGCCAAATAGCGGCTTGCAGCCCGACGGCACTTACATAGCCAACCACTTTGATATAGTAAGCTTCAATTGCGGTAGTGGCGTGAGTGGTTGTGACGTCCTCACCCAAAGTTGGAAAATAACAGCGAAAACATCTGGTGACAAGACTAGTGATCCAGACTCTCTAGATTGCACATGGGGATATCAAATCCAATTTACTGGCTGTCCATCTTCATCTGGAATATGCGAAACTACAGGGAGCGCTCCTTACGGCACCTATGACTGGATACCAGAAATCTACTTAGTCACAGGATCAGGCTGTTAATGGCAAGAAAAAGAAAACCCTCCTCTAACAATACTATAATTCAGAGAAGAAAAAAGCTTAAAGCCAAGACGGACAATCAGGAACTATACATTGACTCAATGCAGGACTCAGACGTTACGTTCTGTTCTGGCCCAGCAGGGTCAGGAAAGACTAGCGTCTCCGTTGGTTTAGCCTGCGAATACCTGATGGAAGAAAGGGTAAAAAGGATCATTATAACTCGTCCAGTTGTTGAGTCTGGAAGGGGTCTTGGTCATCTTCCCGGAACTTTAGTAGAAAAGATAAACCCATATCTCGTTCCTATTCTAGAGGAAATGAATATGTATCTTACTAAAGCTAGGGTCGAGAACTTTAGGGAAGAAGGGATTATCGAGCTATGCCCTCTTGAATATATGAGAGGAAGAAACTTTCATGAATGCTTCATGATCTTAGATGAAGCTCAAAACGCTACCTTTGAACAAATAAAAATGTTCATTACTCGCATAGGTAGAAAATCTAAAGCCGTAATCAACGGAGATCTAAAACAGTCTGATCTAGGACATCAAAGTGGAGGCCTCTTAACCTGTATGGATGAGCTCTATGATGTCGAGGGAGTTTCTGTCTGCGAACTCGACTACTGTGACATTATCCGCAGCGATATTGTTGGCAAAATTCTTAGAAAATTGCACGAGTTTAGTCCCGCCAATTAGCTTATTGACGGTATAATAGTATAGCTACTTTATAAAGGACAAGACTTAAGCAATGCCAGAGTATAGTTATATATGCGAAGAATGTGATCATAGTTGGTCAATATTCTGCCATAGGTCTAAATATAAAGACAAAAGAAACTGCCCTTCTTGCAAGAAGAAAAAGGCAGCCTATAGGAATTTCCAAGAGGACGAAGTCTATACAGCTTATAATTATTCTCTTTCTGAGGCCAAGACGATAGGCCACTACGCAGATAAGCAAAGTAAAAAGCTCGGTAAAAATAAAGTGGAAGATATGATAAGGGAACAGAAAACCAAAAAGATTGATACTCTATCTGGAAAACTAGGGGACGGTATGAAGAAGATGGATCGACCTAACAGCTCCCCCAAATGGACAAAAGAATCAACAAAAAAAAGAAGAAAGAAGAGTAGATAATGTTTCATAAAATTAAAGAAGATAAAGCAGAAGACAAAAATAAGATAGTAGACGTTTTTACTATTTCTGGGAAACAAACAGACAAGGATCTTGAAGGGTTTCCTAGGCTAGATCCAGAACAACAGGATCACTATGACGCCTATGCGAAGAGGATTACTCTGGGTAAGAGAGTAAAGTACTATGTAAAGAGGGGTAGATATGGGAAGCTTTACAATCCTATTGGTATGTATTCAGAAGGCACCGCTAAGAAACAAATGAGACATGCTGGTAGGCCAGAATGGGAATTTAAAGAAACCAACGAAACTGTTTTTAATAAGTATATTAATTTTCTAAGAACCAAGAATGTTGCTTGGCTCAACAACGCAGAAAGAGACTCATAATGGGAAAACTATCAAACGCAAAAAATCTTACAAAGGCTGAAAAATATTCTATTGAGGGCATGTATTCTAATGACATGTCAGCTCAAGAAATAGCCAAAGCTCTGGGGAGAGAAGAGTCTCTTGTGTCAAAATATGTAGACTCCCTTCAAGAAGAGAAGAAAGAGCCCCACGAAAGCAAGGGGATGGCAGTAATGACCGAGGCTACCTCAGAGAGAGTGGATAGGCTTCGGCAGAACATGCCAGAAAAACCTAAACACTCAGCTATACATACTATCAATTAGATAGACGGGCTTCATTCGCGCCCGAACCAGTAGGTTTTTAGCCCTTCCTACCTGCGAAGCGAATGCATCCTCAAAAGGGTTATTTTTCAAAACTTATTTTAAGGAGTAGAAAGTTGGCAAAAAACAGAAGCGATAAAAGTCGCTACCCCTCTCGCTATTCTCCCAAAGGCTGGGTGTCAGGTTCTCAATATATAACAGAGCTTGTTTGTGAGAAGAAGGCCCAAAGAGAGAAGAAGGAACTCCCGATGAAGTTCTGGGAGGACAAAGACTGGTGCAAATACTATAAGTACCAGATCACCCTAGCCAATAGGCTCATCAAAAAATACGGCGAAGAATCTATAGTCGCCGCTCTAAGAGACAAAAGGTGTTGGTCTACATATTCTCTAAGGTCCCCCTTCCTTGAAAAAATAGTTGAGGAAAAATCGAAACAAGTTATCGAGAGGCCGGAGAATACAGAGTATAATATTAAAGAGTCAGAAGAAGTCAAACACAAGACAAACAATAACCACAAATCAATTATTTCTAAGTTGAGGGATTTAGATGAATAAGGATATTATCAAGGAATACGGCGATGTTCTTCACGACCCCTCTTCAATTGTAGATAGACCCCTAGAAGTTCTGTCTGTTGGCCCTAAATTAGACATAGCTCTGGGAGGAGGAGTGCCTGAAGGGTCGTTGTTTATAATGACTGGCCCTGAGAAAGTCGGAAAGACAGTAACCGCACTCACATTTTGCGCCAATGCACAAAAACACTATCAACGCAAGATCTACTACGCCAATATAGAGGGTCGCTTAAAAAAGAGAGATCTAGAAGGTATTGTAGATTTGGATCTTGATTCAGAAAAGATGCAGATTATTGGCTCTACAGAGGGAAACATTTTATCTGCTGAAAAATATCTGAGCATTGTTGACAATATCGTCCATACGCAGCCGGGTTCTTTAGCTGTCGTAGACTCCTTCTCGGCTTTATCTAGTGAAGCAGAGCTTACAGGAGACCTCTCGGACATGCAGGTTATGAGCGTCCAGAAGGTTTTAGCAAAGTTCTGTAGAAGAATTTCAAATGTTCTCCCAATCAATAGGGTGACTGTGATTGGAATAACCCACCTTATGGCTAACATGCAGAGGTTTGGAAGGGGAAAAACAAAGATAGAAAAATCAGGGAACGCCTTAAAGTATCAGGTTGATGTGAAGCTACATGCGAGCCACTCAGTTCCCCTGATGCAGGGAGACACTCAGATTGGCCAAACAATCCACTGGCAGATCACAACTTCCGCCATAGGCCCTCCGGGACAAAAGGTAGAAAGCCACATTAGATACGGAAGAGGAATATGGAAGGAGATGGAGATGTCCGACCTTATGATTGACTTCGGCCTCATCTCAAAGGCAGGAGCATGGCTAAAACTACCCAACGGAGAAAAGATTCAAGGAAAGGCCAAGCTAGCAAAATACCTAGAAGACAACCCAAAAGAATACGAAAATTTCAGAAAAGAGGTTTTAACTATGGTGGGGATGTACAATGAAGACTAAGGTTATTGGAACGTTTGAATGTAGACTATACCTTGGGTCTATTTATGAGGATACCAAAGCCCCTTTTTATGAAAGGAAACTAATCCAAGAGATCCATCGTGTGCAGAGTGCTTTTAGGAAGTACGTACCTCTTAGGGTTACAAAAACTACCTTTGTTTGTGCTCCAAAATATATAGAGGACGGATGGGAGATAGCAGCGATCAATTACCCAAGAGCCAAAACAGACCCAGAGATAATTGAAGAGTTCATGGAGATGTTGGCTGAGGATTTTCTAGTTACATTCCAACAGAAGAGGGTAACCCTTGTAACGCCCGCTATATCGATTATGTACGAATCAGAGGCTCCATACATGCCTCAAACAGTAAGTTAGACTTCTTAACTGTAAATGTGTGACCCTCCAAAAGTCAGGGTTTCTAACCAGCCCTATAAAGTAAGTTACCTCGTTCTTATCTTTAATGGTTAGGTATAACAAAACGAGCAGGTTCCATTTGCACCTGAACCAGTAGGTTTCTAGCCCTTCCTACCTGCGAAGCGAATGCTATATCAAAAGGGTCTTTTATTTTTCAAAACTTATTTTAAGGAGTAGAAGCTATGATTAGGAACGCTAAATTTTGGGGACTTGAATACAGTCCTGAATTTATTGAGATGCTCAATCTCACTAACTCGCTGCTAAATGATATCTCACAATGTGTACGCGAAGAAATCTCTAATGGATCAATTGTTAATATCAATTCTATTGGTCTCGGTCAATATGTAGAGTTAAGTGACGGAGAAGAAGTCACACAGGCTGGTTATCGAGATAGGATTAGATACATTCTAGACAAGTATCCTGTTGTCGAAAAGAAAAAAGGAATAGAGAGACAGCTAGTAGGCTATGTTTTAGAAAGGTTCGCTGGATATTTCAAAAGAAATAAAGACTGGAAAGAAACCATCCAAAAGAAGATTCCAAGGATTACCTTTAAAAACAAGAGTCTATACAATAAAGATAGGAATGTCGAGATAAATAAAGAAAAGAAAGAGATTCTTTTCCACACTATATTTGGAGATTACAAGGTTCCATATAATCTTTCCATCAAATCAGACCACTTGGACTCTGGAAATTTTGGAGGAAATTTAATAGTAAAACAAAAATGCTTTGTAGTCGCTGTAGATGTCCCCTTTGTTCAGCAGTATACTCCTGAGAAAGTTCTCGGCTTTGATATCAACAAGTCTTTAAATAATTGGATTGTCTTCAATAGTGGAGATGTTATTCCTGCACCTGATGTTGTAGCGGACTATATTGAGAAAATCAGAAAGCTCAACAAGACTATTGACAACAGTAAGAAAGAAGGTCTTAAAAGCTCTCAAAGGCGATCTCTACGCAAACAAATTATAAATAAGCATGGGCAACTTCATGCAGAAATTAAAAAGGTATGTGAGAGGATTGTTGAGGTCATCAAGAACCAGAAAGCTCTACTCTGCATAGATATGGTTAAGACAGGTCAAAACATGGGAACCTTTGGGCAGGACAAGATTATTCCTGAGCTTCAGACCCTATGTGAGAATCAGGGAATTCCTTTTATCGCTGTTCCTTGCAAGAACACTTCAAGGAGATGCTCTTCTTGTGGATATGTCCATAAAGATAATAGAAAAACTACAGACGAATTTGAGTGCTTGAAATGCGGACACGATGAGCTGTCTCATCTTAACGCAGCAAAAAATATAGCTTTTCTTGGAAATAAAATGTTTGAGGCTGGTGTTCCGTGTGGAAATCACGGTAGAATATCTGTAGAGAAACTAATAGAAAGACACGGGTCTCGTCAGCACCCGAAACAGCATGTTATGACGTTCATGACTGGAAGTTGATGAAACAGCAAAACGTCGGGGTCTCAAGGTCGCCTCAAGCAGTATGTCATAGCCCTCATATCTGCAAGGTCTTGAATTGTCAAGGGGCTGTGGAGTCTATATGAAAATCAGAGATTTAAACAATGAGGTTCATACGTGGAAGCTTAGCGGCTACGTTGTGGCTGCAAATGACATGCGTCCACGCTCCAAACTTCATCTGGCGGCGAGGAAATTGCTCATTGAGCTTTTTCCCACCGTTCAGGTGTTAGAGGAAGTTCTTGCTCCATTAACTAGATATGAAAAATCATATTTTGACTTTTATATAAATACTCTTAAGCTCGCCGTAGAAGTGCACGGTCAGCAACATTACAAATTCAATTCTCTATTCCATAGCTCTGCACAGGATTTTGCAAATCAAAAGAAAAAAGACCGGCGAAAACAAGAGTGGTGCGAGTATAATAATATCACATACGTTGAATTACCATATAATGAAGGCATAGATAAATGGAGACTAAGAATACAGCAAAGGAACGACTAGATCAGGTAGAGGCAGTACTAGACGAGTATGAGGGCAAATTAGGAATAGGTAGCTACCCTGAGGACTTCCACGATCAGTCTGTAAAAAAGTACATGTCTATGCCAAGACAACAAATGGAAAAGTTGACTGTTGAAGAGTGTGCGGAAGCAGCCCTTCTTCTCGGAGGATTTTCCTTTTATCTGCAAAGATCCTATAATAGAGAAATAGCTAGGGTTAACTGGGCAGCCTCCAACCTTAAGAAAATGATCTCAGGAAGAGAGCAACAATACAGCGGATCATGGGACAGTCAGTACTATCAAGCTATTAAAGAAGATGGGTATGCAACTAAGCTAGACAATATTAAAACATATGCTCAACAGAGAGCTGACAGACTAACCTACTTGGCTACTTCTGTAAAAAACTTAAGTGACCTATATATCAACCTTCAGAGATCGAAAATAAACAGACATGGATAAAGAACAATTAAAAGACCTACTTAAGCAATTCAGTCAGGAAGAGATTCGTGAAGCTTTGGGTGATGAAAAGAAGAACAAGAACCGAAGACGTGGAAAGGGCAAGAGAAAAAAGTCTAACAATAAGACAAGGTCTCAGAAAAATACTGAAAATAAATTTGATGACATTATATCGACGATCCGATTTAGCCCCGACGAAGAAAAAGAACTAAAGGAAGCAGAAAAAGCAGACAAGGGCTCCGAAGTCAACCCAAACAGAGGAAGACGTGGAGCTGTGGAAAAACGCTCGTTTAGGTGCACCTCTTGTGGAAGAGACTATAAAATGTTTCCATCTCAGATTTTTAACAGAGATCGCTGGAAGTGTAATCGCTGCATAACAGGTGGAAAATAATATGTTAAATGACCTACCATCAGAAAGAGCAATCTTAGCGGGTATATTTCGCTATGGAGCGGAGGCCTACTACGACGTCTCAGATATCGTTAGCGAATCTTCTTTCACTGATGAGTCCAACATCGTACTTTTTTCATGTATGAAACACGTCCTAGAAGCCGATGATAGTACCTCTCTAGATGCTCCTACTATGATGTCTGCTGCAAAAGAGCTTGGGTTCTCAGACTTCTTCAACACTCAAGAAGTGCAACATATGTCGTCGGTTATTAAATTCCCGGTACTCTTAGAAAACGTGCGCAGGTTCGCAGCTAAAATACGCAAGCTAGAAATAGCCAGAATGATGTACGACCAGCTAGACCTGACCAAAGAGAAATATCTTGACATTAAGGGCGATGAGCCTATCGCAAAAATCTTAGGGATAGCTGAAGATGCTGTTATGGACGTTACCTCTGTCATTGCCGGAGAAGATGAGTCCCCAACGAAAATGTTTGATGATGTTGAAGCTCATTTAGACGAGCTTGCAGAGGAGTGTGTCGATCAGATAGGTGTTTCAACAGGCTTCCCAAGATATGACTTCGCTATTGGAGGAGGTCTCAGAAAAGGAACTGTTAATGTTATCGGAGCACGTCCAAAGACCGGCAAGACGCTATTGGCAGACAATATAGGTATACATATTGCAAAGGGCGGCATCCCAGTTTTAAATCTAGATACAGAAATGAGAAAAGAGGACCATCAGCATAGAATGATGGCCATGCTATCCGGAGTTCCTATAAATGATATTGAAACAGGAAAGTTTGCAGACGATCCGGCGACTAGAAAAAAGGTGACGGACGCCGCTAGAGAGATCAAAGATATACCATATTACTTCAAGACTATTGGGGGAGCTGCTTTTGAAGAGCAAGTGGCGGTCATGAGAAGATGGATTAGTAGGGTCGCAGGATTAAATGATAAGGGAAAGGCTAATGATTGCGTAATTATTTACGACTACCTTAAACTTATGGACTCAGCCGAGATTAAAGGAGACATGAAAGAGTTCCAAATACTCGGCTTTATGATAACGGCCCTGCATAATCTGTCTCTTAAATATGAAGTTCCCATTCTAACATTTATCCAATTAAATAGAGATGGAATAACAAAAGAGAGCACAGATACCGCTTCTGGTTCTGACAGAATTATCTGGCTTTGCTCTAACTTCAGCATCTACAAACATAAGTCTGATGAAGAGATTGCTAAGGACGGCCCAGAAAATGGCAATAGAAAATTAGTTCCTCTTATAGCCAGACATGGAGAAGGCCTTGAGCACGGAGACTATATCAATGTAGAACTTACGGGGAAAATTGGCAAGGTAACTGAAGGGCAAACCGCCTTTGAGTTGGACAGTGGTGTTAGCGTCGTGGAAGAAGGAGAGCTTTTTAATGGTTCAGAAGATGTCGCATTCTAAAAAATATGATTACGCCAAGGTACGAACACTAGCTAAAATATCTGGTCAATATATAGACCAAATATATTCTTATTTTGGAATGACTATTGCATACAGAAATGATATATTGATGAAGTCTGTTTGTCCCATACATGGGGGAGACAATCCGACAGCACTCAACTTTTATCCTAATGGAGAATTTAAAGTACACTATAAGTGCAGGACTCATCAGTGCGAGGAAATCTTTGGCAACGGAATGATAGATCTAATGAGGGGAATTTTATCTAGGGTCAATCATGGATGGGAAAAAGAAGGAGACAAAGAGGCTACCTTTAAAGAGTCTGTAGACTTCCTGCTTAAGTTTTTAAAGAAAGACTTCAGCTCACTAGAGTCTGATAATCATAATGTAGAGAAGCTCCACTTTAATAATTTAGTAAATACTTTAAGCTCAGAATCTGCCAAGAAAGGCGGCATCACTCAGAAAATATATAGGGATAGGGTAGAAGTGCCCTCCAAATATTACTTGGATAGAGGTTTTTCCCAGAAGGTTCTTGAGGATTATGATGTAGGCTATTGTAATACACGCAACAAGCCCATGTACCAGCGTGCTGTTGTTCCTATTTATGATAATAACCATGAATTTATAGTGGGATGCACAGGAAGAAGCATATTTGAAAAGTGTTCATCTTGTAACAACTATCATAACCCTGAAGAAAAATGTCGCCATTTTCCCAAATGGATGCATAGTAAGGGCTTCCAAAAAGAGAAATGGCTGTATAATTACTGGGTAGCCAAGGATGAGATATCTAAAAGTGGTGTCGCCATTCTTGTTGAGTCTCCGGGAAATGTCTGGAGACTTGCTGAGGCCGGAATACATAATGTAGTTGCTATATTTGGAACTGCGTTTAATAACGACCAAAAGAATCTATTAGACGAATCTGGGGCACTGTCTCTTATTTGTCTTATGGATAATGACGAGGCAGGCCAGAAGGCGGCTAAAAAGATAGAAGAGCAGTGTGGAAGGCTCTATAGATTATACTTCCCAATTTTTGATGCAGCAGATATCGCAGAATTAAATGTAGATACTGTTACCTCAGATATTAAACCCTTTATTGAAAACGCTATGAATGTCTACAAGGAACTTTAAAATGACCAGAAAAGATGTTAGGAACTATGCTGTCAGTTATCTATGGCACAAAGCAATCGCAGACCAAGAAAAAGCCAAGCTGTCCCTTGAGCTATTAACCAACAATGCCGCAGGTATTGGAGACCACTCAACGGGTGATTTTCACCAAAACCTAGACGAAGCCTTAGATCTTCTTGTGGACGCTCTAGACCGTCTAGAAGTTTTAGTAGACCTTTATCCGGACCTCGACAACTAAAGGAAGAAGACATGACTCAAATACTTGGATTCGCTGGAAAGAAGCAAAGCGGAAAGAACACTGCCTGTAACTATATCGTCGCTCTCAAGCTAGCTGAACTTGGTATAAGCAAAAATACTAGACTAACAGAGAGAGGGCTTATTGAAGTTACCGACGTTTTCGGAGAAACCATAAGTGGTAAAGAGTGGTTTAGTTTTACTGATAAAAATTTAAATGTGGACAAACTATTCGACGACAGCTTGGGAAAGTTCGTAAAAATATATGGGCTTGCAGACACTTTAAAAGACCTGTGTGTCAATACTCTTGGGTTAAAATACAATCAGGCCTATGGGACAGATGAAGAAAAGAATTCCAGCACAGATATCGAGTGGGGATCTCTTCCTATTCCCAATAAAAACGTCAAGTCAAAAAAAATGACAGCTAGAGAGGTTCTGCAATATATAGGCACAGACGTCTTCAGGAAACTAGACCCTGACGTTTGGATAAAAAGCCTACTGCGTAAAATTGAAAAAGACAAACCAGAAGTGGCCCTTGTTTGTGATGTCCGATTTAAGAATGAAATTTCTTGCCTTCAAAAAAAGGGAGGTTTTATACTTGGTCTGACTAGGGACAAGTACAACAAAGTAGACCAGCACTCTAGCGAAAAAGAGATTGAGGAAGGTTTTTCTCTATGTGATTCAATTATTGATAATCAGGACATGGACATTAAGGAGCAGCTCAAAATGATCCACAAGGCTATACAGCACTTACCAAACGTTATCCCAACGATGGAGAAATAATGAGCATCCCGATTGTATATTTTAGAAGCAGTTCTTTTAATTCTCATAGGATGTGCCCTATGCAGTACTACCACGAGTACACACTTGGCTGGCGTGGAAAATCAGGAAAGAAGGCAGACAAAGGAACTATCGTTCATAAGGTGCTTGAGATAGCAGCGATGTGTAAGAAGTCGCTGCAGGATGGTCACGAAACATTTGAAGACACCGAAATAGGCAAGATTGAAACATCCAACTATGACCCAGAGTACCTAGATGAGATTATAGATAAGGTATATGAATATTACACCTCTAGGACTACACATCACGACTGGAAACCACTCGACCTGAAACACTGTCGAAGATGGGTTTGGAAAATATTCAACGACGATGACGGGCTGTTTGACCCTAAGAATAGGCTCGTGGTAGACGCAGAGCCCCACTTTGACTTTGAGGTTGAAGAAGACTGGGCTAAGTATAGTTACACGCTAGATGACGGCTCAGTACTGGAGGGCAACCTTTCCCTAAAGGGAACCATCGACCTAATAACAGATGTGGGAGATGACACTTACGAGATCATTGACTGGAAGACAGGAAGGCGTCTTGACTGGGCAACAGGAAAAGAGAAGACTCCTGCCAAGCTGCAGAACGACCCACAGCTTAGAATGTATCACTTGGCTGTAAAAAAAATGTATCCACACGTTAAGTCCTTTTTAATCACTATACATTTCATGAACGACGGAGGGCCTTTTACTTTACATTTTCAAGATAGCGATATTGAAGAAACTATGGAGATGATAAAGGCTAAATTTGAAATCATAAAAGAGACAACCCGTCCACAGCAAATAAAAAGCTGGAAGTGTAGTAAACTATGTGCGGCAGGAAAAAGCACATATGAAGATACTCATGTCGAGCCTTTGTATAATATGTTTGGTGCTCCACTCACAAAGTGTGAACAAACAATGGCTATGATTAAAGAAAATGGAATAGAGTGGGTAACTGGAAACTGTACGTCACCAGACCATACCATTGGCAAGTATCAGGCTCCGGGAGAAGTATGATTATAGAACTACCGTTTGATAAAGAAATGATAGCTAGAGCCAAACAAAAGGCTTCGTCCCTTGGGTATATTAATAATTCAATCCTTAAAGGGGCAGGAAACCT